AGTCTTCAACTTCTTGATAAACAGGGTTCCAATATTAATCGTCTTACCACTGCTGGTGTTGGGCTTGCTGCTGAATCTGGTGAATTCCTTGAGATCGTTAAGAAGATGGTATTCCAAGGCAAACCTTGGAATGCCGATAACCGAGAGCATCTTATTATTGAGTTGGGTGATGTTCTCTGGTATGCTGCACAAGCTTGTATGGCTTTGGAAGTATCATTCGATGATGTAGTTGCAGGGAATGTAGAGAAGTTAAAGAAAAGATATCCTGGCGGTGAGTTTGATATATATTATTCAGAGAACCGTAAACCAAACGACCTATGATTCACATGAGAGAACAATTATTAAAAGCAGTGCTTGCACATGCTAGTGGAGAGATTGCAAAACACAGAGCAAACGTTGAAGTTTACTTAGAACATCCAATGGGTATTGGAGAACATTCAGATATAACTGAAGCAATTCAAGTTGAGTTAGATAAGATTGCACGTTATCATGATCAGATAGAAGTTATCAATAAGTATTTTATAAAGAACAACTAAATACTTAAAAAGTATTTAAGATAATGGCATATGAAATTTCTGAGGCCTTATATGCTGGTGCATCAGTATTACCTTTGAATAGTATACAATATTATAAGAATAATCCATTAGAATTTACCTCTCTATATGAAGATGTTATTGATGCTCTTAGAGGCCCTCAAGTTCTAGGTAGTGAAACTAATACCACATCTGATACCTTAAAAAGGGGATTTCTTGATGCAATTCATGATAAATCTGAGAGTACTTTATTCAATGATCTAGCTGGAGCCGTGTCTGCTGTATTGGCAACTAGAAAAGCTACTGGAAGGGGTGTTCCAAATGCAGTATATTTGACTGGTAATCAATGGCATAATGATATTAAAGCCTTTAAAGTTCCTGCAGCAGGAATGGATGATTATAATTCTTCTGATATTGTATTGAACTATGGTAAACTTTATATTGGTATTTCTTTAAAGAAGAAAAGAAGGATGATGGATGCATCTCCTCCATTGACTAATGCTGCTTTTTCTGGTTTTTTAAAATCGGATGCTGTAAGACAATTGCAGGAAAGAGTAGAAGAAATTAGATATAAATTTTTTGCTAATCTAATTTGGAAAGCATGTCAAGAGACAGGTAGAGCTAGTCCTTTTTGGTCTGATATAGCAGAGAAAGATTTACTTGAATGTGGTGAAGCAGGTCCAGCTCAAATGACCAGAGTACCTACTGGTGAGGTTGATAAAAAAGGTAAACCAATAACAGAAAAATATGAGTATAGGTTGCCTGACTTAGGAGTTAATCCAAAAACTGGACCTACTTTAGACCAAGCTATAAAGATAATGAATATGAAGGTGGATGTTTGGAGATGGTCTAAACCAGCGAAAGGAAAAACAAGTAGTCCTTGGACAAAAGAATCTGTACCTCTAATTAATCTTAAAGATGTTGGTCATGTTAGAAATTTAAATCCAACTATGAAAGGTCTACCAGCAGAGAAGAATAAGATAATAACAGGATGGAGAGATTATGTTAATGGTAAATTAAAGGGTGATAGTGGTACATTATGGAAAGATTTTGTAGATGTATTGAATGGAAAAGATAAGGATGGTAAAGATATTATGGTTGATGGTAAACCTTTTAGTACTTACATGGCAGATACTCTTCTTACTAGAGCTTTGAAATTAGATCTTAAAAAAGTTCTTGGAGATAGGGCTCCTGAATTTGATTTTTATTTGGTAGAAGGTGTTGGAAGAGTTAGTAAAAAGATACAATATGTTAAAGGCGATAAAAAAACAGGTGAACCAATAAAAGGAGAAATAACTCTTATTAAAAAAGAAGCTGCTAGAATAGATAAAAAGACTCAAGAATATACATCTAAAGTCAGTGGTGTAGAATATGAAAAATTTGTAGATGAAGATGGTTTTGAGAACTATGTTTTTGTACCTGAGATGGAAAATGCTTCTGTTGTTAAAGCAGAAACATTACTTGAAAAAATTGCAGAATGGTGTAATCCAACATGTCAGAATTGGATAGAACTTCAAAAAGGATCGGATGAAGCAGCATCAGCTGAATTTATTTTGTATATGAAGTCATCAGATCCCTCTAAAGATATAATGCCAGCCCTTAATATTACATTGAGGTATAGTGGCAGTTTTGTTTCTCATCCTAGATTCCATGCAACTATGACACCACAATTTAAAGAAGAATTTAAGACAAACTAGATGAAGAATACCCACCTAGAACATTTAGAAGATAATATACTCAATGGAGGATCCCAAGGAGGGAGGGAAGCTATTACTTTCTTAAGATCTCTTGGTGATATGTTGGAAAGTGGTGCTGCTGATACTAATGTAACAGTGAAGTGGGACGGTGCTCCTGCCGTTATTTGTGGTATAGATCCTCAGAAAAATGATTTCTTTGTTGGTACTAAGTCTGTATTTAATTCAGTAACACCTAAGATATGTTATTCAGAGTCTGATGTAGATAAATTTTATAGTGCAGGTCAGTTAAATTCAAAACTTAAAGCCTCATATAGATACCTATCTAAACTTGGTATCACTGGAGTTATACAAGGTGATTTGTTATTTACTGATGATAAGTATGAAGCAATGATTGGTGGTGATATGTGTGTTGCATTTCAACCAAACACTATTGTATATGCAGTTCCTAAAGATAGTCCTGTAGGACAACAAATAATACAGGCTAGATTAGGAATAGTTTTCCATACTAGGTATTCTGGTAGACAGTTGAGTACTATGACTGCTGAATTTGGTGGCATTAATGTCGCAGGTAGTACTGATGTATTCGTTACTACTTCTGATTTTTCTAATGCATCTGGTGAGGCAAGTATGACTAATGTTGAGAAAGCAAAATATAATGCTCTTATTAATAAGGCAGAAGGTTCCTTAAGACAGTCATCTAGATTTTTAGATTTGATGCAGAAAGATGATGGTAGATTTTCTTTACCTAATATTTTTAAAGTATTCTTTAATGCTTATGTTCGTGAGGGAAAAAAACCAGTAGGAGTTCGTAATACAGTTATTGATTTTGTTAATTATTTTACAACTAAATTGAATCAAGAAATTGCATCTAAAAAGACAACTAAGACAAAAGATAAATATAAACAGGTTAGAGATAATACTTTAAAATTTATATCAGCTAATCAGAATTCTTTATACATGACCATTGCCTCATATTATAATTTGCAGGCAGCAAAACAGTTTATGATTAATAGACTCCAAAAGGTTAATTCTCTTGGAACATTTCTCAAAACTGAGAATGGTTATAAGGTTACTGCCCCTGAAGGATTTGTTGCTATTCGTGCAGGAAGTGCTTTGAAATTGGTTGATAGACTAGAGTTCAGTAGAGCAAACTTTACCGCTACTAAAAATTGGGATAAAGGATGAAAAGTTTTAAAAAATTTATAAGTGAAATAGTCACCCAAGCATCTACTCAGGCCACTAAGATGGGTTTGAAGGGAGATGGTCATGGAGATTGGTACGATAAAGAAGGAAACCTTGTTGCTAAAACTGTTAATGCAAAGTTAAAGTTCTTTGGTAAGAAAAGACCACCAACTGCTGATGAAAGAACTAAGATAGAAGTTAATAAACAGACTGCTGCTAAAGAGGATGAGAAAGCCGAAAGAGAAGAGATAAGAAAGAGAGAAGGTGATCCTGCTGATATTACTGTTGCATTTGGTAGATTTAATCCACCAACAGTAGGTCATGAGAAATTATTGAATAGAGTAAAGAGTGTTGCTGGTAAAGGAGAATATGCAATATATCCATCACGTTCTAATGATCCTAAAAAGAATCCATTAGATCCAGAAGAAAAGATATCTTATATGCAACAGATGTTCCCTAAGCATTCTGAACGTATTGTAAATGATCCTGAATCAAAAACGATATTTGATGTGTTGAAGAAATCTAATGCTGCTGGTGCTAGATCAATTAATATAGTTGTTGGTGCAGACAGATTAAAAGAATTTGAAAATCTTGCTAACAAATATAATGGTAAGTTATATGACTATGATCGTATAAGAGTTATTTCTGCTGGTGAAAGAGATGCAGAATCTGAAGGTGTAGAAGGTATGTCTGCATCTAAGTTAAGAAAGGCAGTTGCATCGGATGATTTTGAATCCTTTAGTAAGGGTCTTCCTAAAGGTTTTGGTGATGAGAATATGAAGAAACTTTATTCATCTCTTAAAAAATCTATGGGTGTTAGTGAGATGTGGATGATTGCACCTAAGTTTGATTGGAAGAATTTAAGAGAGAACTATGTTAATGGAAATATATTTAATGTAGATGATATAGTAGAGAATGATAATACTGGTTTAGTTGGAAAGATACTTCGTAGAGGTGCTAATTATATTATTGCAGTAACAGAAGGTAATATGATGTTCAAGTCTTGGATAAAGGATTTAAGTGAATGGACTAATGTTTCTGGTGTACCTGCAGATCAGAGATTAATAGGTACTGATGCACATCGTAAATATGTACAAAGCATAAGTCATCCACAGGCATATAGAACTGTACCTATAAAGAAATTTATAAATAAATTTAGGGAAAAGCGTGCAAAGAAAAATGCTTGATAGATCTTCAAAATTAGATGATTCTTTAATGGATGCCTATAGGAGTATTCATGAAATTCATAAGGGACATGCTGCTGGTGACAGTGACATAGAAAAACAAGCATCTCAGTTGGCTTCTGATATTAGATATAAAGCCAAAGGTAGGATAAGAGATGGTATGAATGTTGAAGATAAGAAAAGAATATATTTAAAATTATTAGCATCTTCTCCTGCTCCAGGCATTGTTAAGTCTAAAGCTAAGAGAAAACTTCTTGGTGAGTCTGTGTTAATAAATGAGATAATGCCTGCAGGGGATACTGCAGCTGAAAGGACAAAGAATGTTAAAAGAGTTGTTAGAGGTGTGGGTAGAGTTGCTAAAGGTGTTGTTGGTATTGCTAAGAGAGAAGGAACTTTATCACAGAAAATAACTGGAGCTGCAATTGATGCTGCGAAACCTGTTGTTAATAAAGTATCTAATTGGTCTAAATCTCCAACTGCATCTAAATCTGAAACTGCATCATCTTATAAAACAAGATCTGCAAAGAAAAATGTATCTAAGCCTGGTGATAAGCCAGGACCAACAATTGATTTAAAGAGGAAAAAGGGAACAACAAATACTTATGAAGGATTATCTAATTGGAGAAAGGATCTTTTAGGTGAAGAAGGTTATGATCATTGGAGAGATAAACATCTAGAACGTGGTGGTATAGGTGCAGTAGCAAGTAAGAGTCCATCTAGACCTTATAAAAGATCAGAAAAACAACCTAAAGGTGATACTGCCTATCAAAAAGAAATGAAGGCAAAGCATGGTGGCAAACTTCCATCTGCACTTGATGTTGTAAAGTCAAAAATTGAAAAGGAACATGGAAAAGGTGCTATAATGAAAACTGAAGAAACTTCAGCTGCTGATAAGATAATTAATAATATCAGAAGTAAAAGAGTTGATGAAGGTAAATTAGTACATGGACCTTTTGGACCTTATATTACTGGTCAGAAAATGCCAAAGGAACATAGGGAAGTACCTTTAAGGAAGGTTCCTTATGAAGATATTAATAGTGCAAAGAAAGTAGTTGGAGAAGATGCTAAGATGGGTAGACAAAGTGATGAGAAACTTGCTTCATTACAGAAGCAATTCAGTGGTATGGATCAATCTACGCCATCAAATCAACATATGCTTAAGCGTGTGAATAGAGAAATTAACAGGAGAAAGAAACAGAAACCTGTAGGAGAGGAAGTTACTAATGAAGCAAAGGTAGATCAGAAGTTACCTGAATATAAGAGAGCAACCGCTAGAGATAAGAGATATGGTAATCCATATGGGTCACATGAACTAGGTGGTGGTATCAGAAAGGATAGAAGATCAGACCATGAAAAGAGAAGAGGTGTAAAAGAAGAAGTTGCTAATGAAGCAAAGGTAGATAAAGTAAAACATGGTGATCATAATTTATATGATAATCCTGGCAAGGAGAAGGATCGTAACGAGCGTAAGTTTGGTAAACAAAGTTTTAATCAAAAAGGACAGACTCAGTTACGAAGAGGTCTTCACTGGTCGAAACGTGGTGAGAAAAAAGTAAAAGGTGCAAAGGTAGAAGAGGAAGTTGGTGTATCTTCATCAGCAGCGATGGCAAAGGCAAGAAAGGAAGCAGAATTAAAAGCAAAGGAAGAAGCAGCAGTTAAGAAAGCAAAGAAAGTAAAGAATGAAGAAGTTTCACCAGCAGTTGAAAAGGTAATTGAATCAATTAAGATTAATAAGGCTTCACCTAAGTCTCCTAATTGCATCATCATGCCTAAGAAAGATGATATTGCTGACAAGGCTGGTGGTAATGGTAAGAAGAGTACAAAGAATGTAGTATCTAAAAAACAGAAACAGTTCTTTAACCAAGAAGGTAAAACTTACAAGGATTTTTTAAAGGAATATGCAATTAGTACATTAACTAAGGCTGCTGCAGGTCAAGCTGCTAAAGGTGCTATAACTACTACTGCAAAAACAGTTGGTAAAGAAG